ATAGCCTAGACCTTAGCCTGTGCGTAAAGTGAGTCTCTCAATCGAGACAGCAAACCATTTACGTCTTCCCCTTCTTTCCAAGAATGGGCATCTAGGTATGCTTCCGCAGCTTCAGAAAGCTGATCATCAGACATACTGCTTATATGGTATTTGGAAATACCAGCAATAGCCTTAACGATTTCGGGACCCCAAGGATGCGCTTCAATATCAGCACACTGCTGAGCTGTCGAAATTTCAATGTATTCACGCGAACCATAAATACTCGATTTCATTCGCTCACTGAACATGATGCTATTGAGCACTCTGAAAACAGGTCGAGTAATGATGTCTCCATCAATATACCACTTAGAATTCCAGACATAATCTCCAATAACAGACTTGTCGGCGTTGATTGTACGCCTTGACTGGTGTCCAATCTTCTCTAAGTTTTCCTTTGACAACTTAGTTGAAAGACCAATGGTTATGTCATCACCATTAACGATAACACAAACTATATATTGATCTAATTTGTATCTCGCGAATGCTTCGATCATATCGAGAACATTGCAGAAACCATCAAACAAGTTGGTTGTCTTAGATCCGGACGGTTGTCCCCCATCTCGCGATAAGTCGCCTTCCGGCATGACTAAGGATGCATGGATCAAGTATTCTTTAACGAGTTCTTTAAACTCGTAAGTTGGCGCAAAATACTCCACCATCTGGGCTATTTCAGATGCAGTAACAGAAGCATCAAATTGCTCTGCGTCCATGTTCACCCATTGAACTACTTCGGACCAATTACTCGCAGTCCATTCTTTGAGCTTACTAGGCTCAGTATAGAATACGAATATTTTATTTCCGACGTCATTGTTCACCGCTTCAATCGTCAAACTTAACGCGTCATCAAAAGCCTCACATTCTATCAACCACCAATGGGTTGGCGTACCCCAAACTAACCTGACTTTAGGATCGTCAGGGTGAGACTGTTGGGTTCGAATTCCAGGTAGGATTGAATAACACATTTCTAGAGTTGGACTTTGTTTTACTTTTTCGTTGTACAATTCTGCCTCGGACAGATTCTCCCTTTTGGTGCCACCATTAGGAAGGCTCCCACCTTTAGACAGACTACGACGATTCCGGTCCAATGTGAGATCAACAGTATATTGGGCAGACTGCTTCCACGGGTGTGAGTACGAATCTAAATATCCAAGATTCAATTCACTACCACTAGGAACCTGTAAATATTTGCTCATTGCTTCTTGAAGCAATTTATAACGATAAACGGATTTGGGCCACTCCAGCCTCTCAAGATACTTGTCCTCCAAGGAACTTAAACCAGGCGGAACCTTCGAAGTACGATGTAATTTACGGGCAAGCGGAATTATTACTTCTCGTACTTTATTTGCAAGTTTTCGCTCAATTATCCCTGTATTATCGACTTGTAAATTAGCTAAGTACCGTTGGACATACGGACTTTCTCTGCAGCTAATTGTCGACATTTTGTATCACCAGATCCCTAGAGCTCCAAGTACATTGTATAATATAGAAGCTACCAGTGTGACTACTGTAACTATCTGCTTATACTGCTTAGTTCTCTTTTCTAGATCTTTGAGATACTTGTCCACTGTGGTAGCAATGTCTGTGACATTCTTACCATCAGCTATTTGTTGTAAGAGTTTTCTAATGAACTCCTTTTGTTTTGACATGATTTGTTTGAATCACC